AAGGAGTCTCTTGATTCTGATTTAGCATCTATAACTTTCAGACGATCTTGAATCATTAAGATTTCTTTTATCGTCTCGTCATTTAAGTGATCTAATTTCATTTTCAATATTCTATCTTAGATTTGATAGGGGTCCCTTTTCATTTTTTTGTAATTATACATATCGATTGTTATTTATATATAGAAAAAAAAACACGCGCGATTTATAGGGGGGTGGGGGGTGCAAAAAAAAAGCCGAGCAAAAAACGCTCGGCTTTCCAAAGGAATTATTTTTTTAGAAGATGCTCTTCTCACTATCATGATAAATAGCAAAGCCACTAGCAGTAAGCGTCGGCACTTTAGTCGGCTTTCTTTTACTTAAATAGTATTTAACATTTTCTGAATTACCAATTTGATTATGAACAGCAAATCTATTGGTCGATTTGGTTTTGTCAGATACCAATTCTATCCCATACTTTTGAGATATTTTATTTTGCTGATTTTCAGAAATGGCAATACCACTATTAGTAAACTTCAAGAAAGGTTTTAGCTTTTCTTTTTGCTCATTAGTAAAAGCCCTAATCACACTGTCGCATTGATTGATTAGAGAACTAATCTTCTTGAACTGTTTATCTTGTTGCAATTCTTGTTTTAAAAGTATCGCATCCTTTAGTTGTTTTAAATTTTCCATTTTGACCTCCTATGGTGTTTTGGATTAATTTATGTAATAAATTTAACATGTTTAGACATTTTGTGCAACCACTTATCCCCCTGGTAAATTAAAAAATTAAGTCCTCCTAGTCATAAAGAGTTTATTATTTTAGAAAAAAATAAATGTCCGCGGCCTCAGCATCTTGAGCTCACATTAGGTCTGGCGATCGATTTTAAATTCGCAGTCGCACAAATAAAAAAGGGCGACCGAAGTCGCCCTTTCCACCATAGGAGGGTTTACTCTTGCCAATCCCCTTTGACGTGGTTTTGTATATTCAAATGACCATCCACGAAATAATCTCCGTAATCATCCCCAGCGTTTACTGTGCCATAAGTACCAACGCCAACAGATAAATTTCCATATCTTCTGGAATCTTCGAAACAATCTACTTCGTTTGCTATGACTTGAACAAGTCTTGCAAAGGTATAAGTTTCGTCTCCGAGTCTATCGCCCATTATTTCTTTGGCTTTGTCTAATAGTTGTTCAACCATTGCACCGTGCCAATGAACATAGATAGAAGGACAAGAATAAAATCCTTCTTTGTCCATTTCTTCTTCGGTCATTCTTTTAGGTATCATTGTTATTGTTGCTCTTGCTCCCATAACTGCCTCCTTAGTATTTGATTTTGCTCAGAACTTTTTCAAGTTCTTTCATTTGTTCATCGGTTAGATTTTCAATAGCATCGTTATCGATGACTTTTGTAAAATCTGGTTTTTCTAATTTTTCCATTTTCTTCTCCTATTGATTAATTAAAATGAATACTTGAATTATACTAAATGTACATATAGAATCAACTAATAATTAATCATTCATAGGAGAAGAAATTATGAAAGAACCTAAATTGTTTCGAAGTAAAGTTTGCTTTGATGACTATTATGAAACCAAAGACCCCAAACTAATTTACGATTGTTGGCTAGACGCAGATTGTCGTGGTTGGAATGGGTGGGCAATGCCTTATATGGAGAGAGCAGAGTTTTATAGATATGTAAAACTTTGTCTTGAAAATTGGGAGCAATATCCAGATATAGATGATGGCAGTGATGGCAATTTTGCTGACGAAATCATGGCCATTAAACCGCAAGAAATAAATGGCAAGACTCTTTATTTTTTCGGTGGTTGGCTTTGTTGGAACATCGAAGATGAAAGCTTTGAAGAAAAGCGCAAGATCTTGTGGGAGGCATCGGCATTATGAAAATAACTTTAATAGCATTCGGCACCTCGGTTGGAGGTGCCATTATTTTTTTCATCCTGGGACATTACCTAATCCAAGCACACATGTTTACAGTCATGGCTGGTTGGGCAATATTTGTGATGGGTCTAGCATTTGGTCTGGCTCTTGCTCTGGCGGTGCTTTACTTTGAAATTTTAAGTCGCAATTTAAAATAGCGGCCCGCAGATTTTTTTTATTATTTAAAACCGCAAATCGCAAATCCTTCCCCAAAAAAAAGGGCGCCCGATCAAGGCGCCCTTTTCATGTAGTGGGACTACTTACTACATTTATTCTTCGGTATAGCCATCAAACCAAACACCCTTTTCGCGAGTGTACTCTTGTTGGCAGTGGTCCTGGGCTTCCTCTTCAGTTAGCCCTCTTAAAATAACCTTCCTATTGTCCGGGTGGTTTTCGTCTCGATAAAATCTAACTATTTTATATTTCATAATTTTTCTCCTTAGTATGTGCAGTTATAGTAATAATCGAATTCAATATCTAATTCACTATCAGACATTAAAGCGTATTCATTTAACATAAATGTATCGTCTCTAGTTATTCCCCTAGTAGCTAGGATAAAATCTAGTTTTTCTTTTCTATTCAATTTATTTAAATTCATAGTTGCATTATAATTCATTTTGTATAATATATCTATATCAATCAATTTCATTAGGAGGAATTATGATATATACAAAAAAATCTTTATGGTTGGAACAAGCACCTAGTTTTAATTTTGAACTAGACCAGGACCAATTATTAAAGAAAGCGTTAGAGGTTGGCTTTGTTATCCGGGTCGGCGAAGATAAATTTGAGAGATCAGGAGAGTACAAATGAGTTTAACTTTTGATATTTCTATATCCAAGGATAAAGAACCAAACACTAATTTTCATATTGAAATTACCGAGAACTATGAAGGCGATAAATGGCACGTTGTAGTTTATGAGGTAATTGACGAGGAACTACATACACCTCCAGAACATTACGAAACATTAGGTCTTGAAACCATTCAAGAAATTTTTAATTATTTAAGAAAACTACAAGGAGAAATATGAGAAATATAATTTGTGATAAGAGTGGCGACATCATCTGTGACAATATGAATACAGATGTCTATCGCTTTAACGAAAGGATTGAAGATGAATTTGGAGGTTATTCATTCCTTTATTTTTCTTTCTTTACCAAAGATTTTTTCATTGGCGATGAAAGTTCCGGGGAAGACTTCACCATAAAAGCGTCAAAAGAAATTAAAGAGTTTGATCAGGACGAGGTTAACAAAGCCAAAGAAAGGTTAATTCAATTGATGAAAGACGAAGGCGACTTTGAATTTTTGGAGGTGAGCAATGGATGACGCGTACTTAGATAGAACAGAGGAAGACGCAAGTCCTTACAATTTCAAGCTGGAACTCGCAGAAGGGACCTTTGAAATGTACGCTCACATCAATAGTTCCGGGTTCATGGACTATTCATTCTTTCTAGATAAAAAAGAATTGGATGGCGGTGTCTATGGTGGCTACTGGTCAGATCAGGAGAAATATGGCGAGTTTGACTCAGACCATGATGGTACTTTGTACCACATGGAATGGGGATTCTTAGTTTCTGATGTTCTGAGTGGCTATGACTTCAAAGAATTGACATGGAAGAATGGTTAGTTTCCAAAACCGTGCGACCAAGCTCTCCCTAATACAAACTTGGTCGCACATCCCCCCTAGGTCCACTAGTTTTTCTAGTGGGCCTTCTTTTTTTTGTAGCCAGATGAAAAAACGCGGCCCCGGGAATTGCCCCGGAAGATTTAAATAAGTAGCAATCCGCACATTTATAATGTTAAACTCGCACTTGTCGAACTCTCTCGACAAATTTGTTCTCCTAATGGTGCTCCTAGATCTTCGGATCTAGGAGTTTCTTTTTTTTTATATACATAAATCGCAAATCGCAATTGATCTGGCGAATTTTCGGATCTGGAAATTGCAGATCGGATTTTTTTTTATTTCATAAACCGCAGATCGCACGCACGAAACCGAAAACATTTTGATTATGTGTGCGAGGGGGTCGAAATCGTGTTTATTAATCTATATCAATTAAATACGAAAAAATTTATTAACTTTTATTATCTAAAATATGTATGTAATTTTATGTAAAAATATGTATAATTCTTGTATTAATTAATTATTTTTTAGGGAGTAATCTATGAAAAAAACAAAAATGAAAAGAGATAAATATGGAAACTTGTATTGGGAAGAATACTATAAGCATTTGCCTATTCCAAAAGATTGGGAAAATGTTTCTTATGGTAATGATGAACTTCCTAGTTTTGAATTCAATGGCTATCACATCTGGATTAATTCGCCTTTACTCAAAGAGAGAAAACAGAATTATCTAGGTATAGGACATAAGGATTTATCTGGTTTTGAAGATTGGATATATTCGGTTATGAAAGCTGATGAATATGGAATGGGGGAAAAGTCGGAAGAACTTTACACCTCATATTTTAACGAAGTTTTAGAGTATGTTAATAAGGAGAACAAATAATGACAGACTATTACAAACCAAATAAAAGTAATGAACATATAAATTACTTTGAAGCTACTGACGATCTAGTAGCAATGTATTTAGTAGACAAAGGTTTTGCGTCTACTAGAACACCAGAACTAAGCAAAGCTATAACCCAAATACACAAGGCAATATCTAGTCTTGATGGCAGAAATACAGAGTTAGTTAAGAAACTGTTTCCAGAAATGGTTGCAGTTGCTCAATTATATGCTGATATATTTCCAGATTCTACGTCTTGGAAGGAGGAAGAATAATGAGTAAAACTAAACAAACAGAACTAATCAACGATGCTTACAGACGTTTAGTTTGGGCGGTTGATAATATCGATTGGCGACACTACGCAACAGAACTTCTCGATCTTGAAAAGGGTTATGAAAAAAGACATAGAGATTATGCTAACGCTGAATATGTTTTTAGTCCTATTACTTGCTCTAAGTATTGGTGTGTTCATCACATCTTTAGTGCTTTAAATTCAAAGGAAGAACCAAGTATCAAAGGATTTTTACATCTAAAACAATCGGTTTTTTACGCTCATTCTTTGGTTGCAAACTACCGAGAGAGAATAGAAAAACAATTTGAAGGTTTTGATATAGAAACATTCAATAAAATAAACATTGTTCAATGGAGAGATGAGGTCGCCTAATGAAAGACACTAGCAAACAATTACTAAGCAAAAATGAAAAACTATTCCCCTTCCATAGTGGAGGGGGTTGTATTCATTTTGGCTATGAAACAGACCATGAAGACTTGCTCTGGCTGATAAATAAAGCTGATTTATTTGAACCAAACCTTGATGATGAACTTAATCCGCAGTATGAATGGGTTAATGAATATCCAGAAGATATAAATGATTGGTGTATGTTCGGATTAGACTTTAATAATCTAGATCAAGAGTACGAAGGACTCGCACTAAATGTTATAGGTGTGATTGAAAACGCAATTGGCAAACCATCTGATAATTATTCTTTTAAATCTGATGGTTGGTCGTGTGAATTTTTTACTAGGTATCAAGGCGGTATCAACATATTAGAAGAACTATCGCCCAAGATAGACCAAGAAATAATTAAATTTTGTAGGTGTTGAAATGCAAATAAAAATAAATGAAGAAGAACTATTTGAATTAATAGAAATGGTAAGCAATAGAATGCAATCAGATAGAGAGTTAATACCTCTATATGAAAAATTATGTAGCTATCAAAAACCATTAGATATATCTAAACAAAATTTAGATTATGAGATACCAGAATTTAATCCAAAAGTAATAAAGGAGGAAGCATGACTAAAGAAGAAATGATTGAGGAAATACAATCACTTTGTAAAGCCAATAAAAACAATCCTTATTGTTCTGTTTATTGGTTAGCAGACATGATTAAAGAAATAGTAGATAGTTCAGATTTAATAGAGGAGGACGCATGAAAAAAATGAAAGAACCAATATTTAAGTATATTGCTTTAGAAAAAGACTTTTATAAAGGAAAATACAGATATACAAGAGTTGTAGGAGGCAGTCAAACCAAAAAGAATTTTTTGTCTATGTCTAGGTTGCCACTAATACCAAATGTAAATAAGTTAAGAATTAATGATACTTTTATTGAGGAGGACGCATGAAAAAAACATACATAGTGACTGCAAGTATTGAGATAGAAGTATGCGATTGTGAAAACGAATGCGAAGCTATTGACCATGCAAAAGATTTAATAAACTTAGGTGATTTAGAATTTGAAGCAGAGGAGGACGCATGAGTAATAAAATAACCATACCCACTGAAAAATGGGTTGAACTTTATGGAGTGCTATCTAGTTATGTATTAGAGTATTCATCTTTAGATCCAATCACAAAGATTGAGCCAAATGGAGATGAAGTTTATACAGAAGAAAAGCAAGACGAATACAACAACATTGTTGAAGATGTCGAAGACATACTCAGAACTTTTTTTATTAAGGAGGAAGCATGAGTAAAACGTGGAAAGTATTAAGAGAAGAAAAAACAATGAAAGAATGTACTATATTTGACTGGCAAGATGATAATTGGACTTCTGTTGATACAGAAGAAGGAGAAGTATGGGACATGAATTTATATAGAGACGATATAACAAATGAGTGCCGACTTGTTTTTTACCCAACATATATTAATGATGAAGGTATAAGAGAAGTTAATACAACAGGATATGCAAAGTGTTATAAGGTTGTTGAGGAGGAAGCATGAGTAAAGTATTTAAAGTTCGTACAAAATGGATAGGATATTCAGAAATAATTGTTGAAGCTAAAAATAAGCAAGATGCCGAAGCTTTAGTTTATAAAGGTAAGTACGATGCACTTGATGAAAGTACGACTGGAAATGGTCTTGAGTATGGTTATGACAATGAAGAAATAATAGAGGTAGAAGAAGCATGAAAAATAAAATGACGCCAGTTGAAGCTGTAAATCTGATCGAGAAGAAACTATTTGACAATCGAGCAAAGCCATATACCGAAGAAGACGCACAAATTGACAATGCTTGGGATATTATTAAACTTCGTTTGGATCTTACAGATGAAGAATTTAATATAATCTTTGGAGAAAAATACTAATGGAAGTAATTATTTGGAATAAAGGCGTTCAAGATATTCAATACTATTGTGATAGTTGCAAGGAACAAGTCCCGGAAGAAGAAGGTCTTTGGGTAAATGGCGAGATGACAAGGCCTCATGAATATCCTAAAGGATTTTGCCGAGCTTGTTATATGAAAACAAGTAGGAATGTAAACAATGGCGAGTAAAAAAACAAAAGACGCAGATTTAATAAACAACCCAACGCACTACAACACCGGGGATATTGAGTGCATCGAGGCCATTCAATCCTCAATGACCACTAGACAATTTCAAGGTTATCTCAAAGGTAATGTTATGAAATACGTCTGGCGTCATGAATACAAAGGAAAAATGCTAGATGATTTGCGTAAAGCAAGATGGTATTTAAATAAATTGATCGCAACACACGAGGAGAATTTAAGTGATGATTAAATACAAAATAAAAGACAACGCAATTTGTGGCTATGAAGACGATAAAATAGTATCAATACTATTAATATCTGATCCAGTAGCTAGATCAAAAAGAATAGTACAACTCTCAGAAGGTAATGAGTTAGAAGATTAATCTTCTTCTGTTTCCCACTCGCAAATTAATTCTAACAATTGCTCCGGGTCGATAAGTATTCCTTGAGAATTACTTTCTTCCAGATAGTCTTTTATCTTTTGTATCATCATCTTCGTCCTCTATTATTCTAGCTTCTCCATCTATCGATCTGATTTGATTTTCCTCCATGAGTTGTTGCAACCTATTCTCTAGTTCTTCTCTACTCATAGAGTCAATCTTACCAAAACGCACCTCCTTACGATCGACCATGAGGCCACCTAATTTTGCTCTAGCAATCTCCGCATTTACTGCAGGTCCATAAGATCCATCTGAGGCGGCAGCATCTCTAATGTTTGCTAACTTCCCGGCTACATTCTCAAAAGTAATATCGTACTTCTTCCTTTGCAGAGCTTTCATATCTCTGATCCTCTCTTGGACATGCGAATATTCTTCATTGTTCATCATGCGACTGGCAATAACTTCTGGATTTTTAAACCCAGCTCTAAAAGCACACTCGCTTTGATTGAGATCTTGATAAACCATAAGGTTTACAAAGACCTCTTGCATTTTAGTTAGTTTCTTTTTTGGTTTTGCCATCTATTACAAATCTACAGTCTTCATCAAACATACAATGCCTTATTGCACCATCTTTCATCTGATACAAGAACTGCATATCCAACAATTGTATTACTTTTCCTTGATTAACTCTATTGTAAGTGTACTCAGTATGAATAATCTCATCGTTCAGCTTTGGCTTTTTGCTTTTCCTTTGCATTCAATCTCCTATTCACACCAATTCTTATATTTTCTAAAGTTTTATCCGACAAATTGCCGTTGTACCTTATCTTTGTACCTCTCATTTGTGTCCATTCAATTTTAGTATCTCTGCACCTTCAAATATCTCATCAAATATGTGCATAGCACCACACCCATGTTCAGCTTCAAAATTATATCTGCACTCTGGCAAATTTAAATCTTTATCATTCAGATAATCATCTAAACAATCTATTGCTTTGCCTTCTATCTCCATGTATAGATCTTTTGTTTTTCCCATGTTTTACCTCACTGTTTTATTAATTATATTAAGAAAGAAAAAGGGAGTGGGAATGTGGGATTTATCCCCACTCTTTCCCTTCTTATAGAAGTGCACAACCGCACAACTGCACAACCCAATAAACATAAGGGTTTCAGCGTACGCTGTGCGCATGTGCAGGCATGTGCAATTGCACAACTGCACAATCGTTAAGTCATTGATTTTATTGACTTTTCTCAGACGCTGTGCAAAATCGCCAATCAGCGTTGCACAACCGTTTTTTAGCTTAATCATGACAAAAACACGACATACTATCGTCCTCAAATAGATCCAACATCTTAGGATTTTTTGCCTCCTCAACGAGCTCAATGTAGGGCGGACGATCAGATCGAAAGGTTGCCCCGGAGTCATTACCAAATCTATTCTCCTGAGCAATCCACCAATCTGCTAGATCAGGTCGTTCCTTCATCAAGGCATTGAGAGTTTTGCGCCCCTTCAAGAAACACAAATCACAATTGCCAGCTACTGTTTGACCATTGATTGTCGGCAAACTTAGGTCAAAGTTAGCTTTCTGCCAAAATTCTAATACCTCATCTATCCCATGCTTTGCTTCGTACATAGGCATGAGATTATCCCAACGCTCTTTAGTCGAAGCATTACGCGACGAGGCTACACGCTTCGGCTCGTCATGTCGCAAACCAAGGATATTGTCCCAGTGTTTGTAGCCTTTGATCTTCCACATGAAGTCTTTCATTCTTCTAATCTTCATCTCAGCTGTGCAAAATCTAGCGACTGGGTTAGGCAGATACGCCCTTCTATCTAGCAAAGCAGCGAAAGGCTCACCATTTCTAGAAGCTGACTCATAGTCCACTATTTTTGTACGATATATCGGCTTCTCTTCACCTATCTCTAGCTCTAACCAAGTTATATCTATGCCCCAATGTTCGCCACAATCTCTCACAAAGTCCAAAGTTTCAGGCATTTCTTTACCAGTGTTTGCGAAAGTCACATGCACATCTTCCGGGAGGACGCCATCGTGGGCGTCTACTATCTGCTTCAACATGAAGCCAGACGTTCTACCACCAGAGAAACTAATCAATGCGGGACCTTCTATTTTGTATGGGTTTCTCATTAAATCTCCATATTACTCAAGATATGTGAGATCACATTGATTGTCCAACCATTACCCAACATCTTATATCTTTGTGTCTTTGATACATGATTAGTGTAATTGTCTGGGACTGTCTGCAATCTTTCGCATTCCAAAGGTGTCAGCTTTCGCCAAGTTAAATCTTCTTTTACTGCAATACTATCTTTGCCTACTGTAGTTATTGCATTTGCTTTATCGTCTTTTCTCATTTCTAACATTTGTTTTGTTTTGTTAGCTACCGAGTCGCCATTTCGATCCATGCGTTTGCCTTTATCATCGTAAGCCCTACCTCGAAAAGCACCTCCAGAAACTACCTTGGGTTCACGATTACCGCCACCCATAGTATTCAAAGTAGGCGACTTACCATCTGGGCTATACACTCTTTTTAAAATGTCATGACCATTAATATCTGATGCTATACCTACTTGTTTAGGTGTAGTTTGTACTCCAGTCATGCCATAAGTATTCCAACCTTTCCAATCTCTAGCTAATAAAGCAGTGCCTTTCTGTATATTTTCTTTGAATGCTTCTCTACCACCATTGCCAACCAAATCTGCTTGACCATCATCTTCTAAAATATCTCTCAATACTATGCCCAAATCGTCTGGCTGTTCAACATTAGGTATGTTTGTCCAATAATATCTTTGTCTAGATTGTGCTGAGACCAAAGCACTGTTAATTAATATCGGTTCAATCTTACCGCCAAATAAATCTTTACCTTGAAACTCTGGATAACAAGCTGATACTTGATCCGTAATGACTTCTAAAAATTCTTTCTTCATCTTGACATTCTCAAGTAAAAAATACTTTGGCTTGATCTCTTTTAACAATCTAATAAATTCAAAGAACAAAGCTGAACGTTCATCATCAAAGGCCAACTGCTTACCAGCAAAACTAAAACCTTGGCAAGGACTACCAGCTAAAATTAAATCTATATCTTGATAATCTTCTGCTTTTAAATTACAGACATCTCCTACTTGAATTGTTTCTGGAAAGTTTGCTTGAGTGACTTGTATCGCATACTTATCTATCTCACTTGCATAATACTTATCGACTTTGATACCGAGTTTTTTCAGTGCCAACTGACCACAACTCATGCCGTCAAATAAACTTAAAACTTTCATATACAAATTGTACCAATCATTCCCAAGGTTTCCTACCTTTATTATCAAATCGATAATGCCAAGTTTGTTTTCCAGGGATAGCATGAGTCTTAACTATATCGCCCAAATACTTTTGCACATGACTGACTGCGTATCTTGCAGCTCGTTCGCCACTAGGCAAATTGTTTTCTTTTAGTGCTTGTCTTGCCAAGATCTCTAACTCTTGTCTTGTATAAAAAGTAATTCTATCCATTGCATCGGCTACCTTTTGAGCAATCTCTACTTCATCTGGACCCTCATCAAAGTCAACCATATCCCATGTGCCTTTCTCAAAATCAAATCTAGCCAAGTGAGTATCGGGTTCTCTTGCGTTTCTTGCTTCATAAAACATAGTCACATTTGGCTTTTGCCCCATGAGTTTGATACCAGAGTCCATCCACCCAGCAAAAGCAGAACCACCACGCGCTGACATAAACGAAGCATCGTCGGCTCTTTCTTTACCAGTATGATGCGCGATGATTACTGCAACCCCAAAGAGTTCAATCAAACGATCGACTCTAGATAATAAATTATGTATCTCTTGGTTGCTGTTTTCTTCACCATCAAAGAAGTTAATGATAGGGTCAATCATCACAATATCTGGCTGATGATATTCAATACTTCTAGCAATGCCATCAATATCTTTATCTCTCATTAAGTTCTTTCTCAATCTACCAGTCGGTATCAAGTTAGCATGTCCCATCGCCATCAAGTCTGGGTCGTGCATGTAAGGTTGATAGTAAGTATCAATTCTATTTTTTAAGAACTCCTGGATAATCTCTGCTTGCAACCACATAACTTTACAAGGACGCGTGAAAGGTTTACCCATAAACGATTGCCCAGTTGTGGCCGCCGCTGCAAAACCACCAAGCCAATGCGACTTACCTATCTTAGGTTTACCAATCAGCAAACATCTAGACTGTTCAAAGATAAAACAATCACCCCAAAACTGACCGATAGAATTAGGTTCCAAGCCAGTCCAGAACTCATCGTTGTAAGGTCTTAAACCCAGTGGGTCCGTTAAATCATCCTTACGCTTTTGGTCGATGATGGGATCTTCCTGATCCATAATCTCTTTAAGTTCATCTTTTAAATCTATTTCCCATTCGCTAGTTTTCCATTCTAAGATACCAGCATCCGTATCTTCTGGATGTCGTTTGATATGTCCTTGGGTAATCGACATACATGTTTGCAATACTTCTGGAAAGGGTAAAGGTTGTTGCAAAGTTTGATTCCAATCAAAACATTTAATTAATACTTCACGATAACCCCAACCTTCTTTAATCCATTTACCAATCAATCTAGCTAAGGTATCGTTTCTTTGACCAACATCTACTGGGTCAGCAGTAAGTTTATTTTTATTATCTAAAATGGAAGTGACCTTATCCGATTGATTGAAGTCGTGTATGTTGTTCAAGTCTTCCATGTTGAGCATAGGCAAATCATCGATGTCGTTCACGACCAAGCCATCTGCTGTTTCAAAAAAATATTTAGAAGAAGGCGAGACCATAACGTAGCCACCTTCACCTCTGACATCTAACTTACCAGTCATGTTTCTAACATTCAGTCCTTCATTGACTTGATAGAAATAGTGATAACCACCACGAGGAGTCTTTTGTTTAAGAGGCGATCTAGTTACTTGACCAGATTCTACGAACTTGACCGCCTCTTCGCTATCACAATCTAGGACAACAAAAGTTATCCCAGTGATAGCAGCCCAGTTGGCTCCCGGATATCGAGCCAACCACTCTCTTAATTCTTCTTGCGTGGGTTGTCTTCTTTGATAAGTTTCCCATCTGACTCTGGGTGTCTTTGCCCATTTTGCACTGAGCTTGTCATCGTCTTCAAAAGGATGACGCTTTCTAAAGTATTCCGGGATAGCTTCGTTTCTAGAACCACAAGGTATTAAATGAAAGCCTTCTTCCCAGAAAGACCAAATCATTTCTTGTCTGGCTTCCTCAGAAATATTTTCCCAATCTTTATTGGCGTTTAGTATTAGCGACATATTTCTCCCAAAATTATTTGTTATGCTTCAGCTTCTTCTTCGATGGGTCCATAAATATCTTCCCAGTTAAGTGCTTTATTAGTAACCAACATAATCTTTTTAGCTTGTTTAACTGTGGGTTGTCTTGTTCCATAATACCAAGAGTTAACTGCATGTACTGATACATCACATATCGTTGCAACATTCTCTTTGCCTCTGTTTTTTATATATTCTTGTAATTTATTCATGGCGTTATTATAGAGAAGCATTTTCATAATGTATATTTTTTTTTACATATTTGTCTAAATTAATTTAAAAAAGTGTTTGACATTCTGAATCTTTATCTATTTAATTGGCAATGAACAAATTTAAAGAGAGATTTTATGAACGATATAAAAGAGAAGACCGAGTTCGACGAGCTCCAAGAACTTATCGAAAGAAAGAAAAAGAATTTGCTATGGCAAAAGAAACTCCGTGAGGAATCTAAAGAGTTAGACATTGCAATAGCAAGACACCCAAGAGTAAACGATCAAGTAATCCAGCTTAGTAATACCGGGGGATCTCATCGAGTAACCCTTGATGATTTAGATGCTGATATTAAAGTTGAGTACCGCTTGAAAAAATCTTGGGATCAAGACTATGTTGCAAAGATACATGCCGAGGGCAAGGTGCCAGCTAATCTTTGGCCATTTCAAATAGAGTATAAAGAAGACAAAAGAAAAACTTCTACTCTAGCTGAACAACATCCATCCCATTACTATAAATTAGCTGAAGGTTTGACTACTGAAATATCAGATCGTCCATACGTCAGCTTTGTTGAAAAGAGGAAAACCAAATGAGTAAAAAAATAGAGATGACTTTCGCACAAAGCGAGTCCAAAGAGAAGTTGTTTGCCGAAGCTTACGACTATTATGCAAAACATTATTTTAATATTAATGATTTTGTAAGAGCAGTAGATTATTTGAGAGAAGACGGTTTGAGTTTTGCTCACATTGCAAAGATCTCAGGCATGACTCAAAAAAGTCTCATGCAATTTTATTATCGAGATCAAATAGAGCCACATGCTAGAACCAAAGGCAAAGCTAATTTCTTAATAGACTTTGTTGCTACCATGAAAAAATTAGGTACAGAAGGAATTCCAGGGAGGTACAACAATGTCAAGTCTTGAAGATGAATTATTATCTGGCTTAGAGCCCGGACCAATAAGAATAAATGTTGGCGGTATAGATGGCATAGGTAAAAGTACCTTTGGCTCTCAAGCTCCCAAACCAGTTTTTATTTGTACCGAGAAAGGTACAGCATTCTTAAATGTTAAGAAGTTTCCATTGTGTGAAAAGTATCAAGACATTATTGATTGTATTAAGAAACTAGCCACTAGAGATCATGATTTTAAAACAGTTGTTCTAGATACTACAGACTGGGCAGAGATTCTTACTCATGAAGCTGTGTGCGCAGAAAAGAATGTAGCTAGTATAGAGGACATAACTTATGGTAAAGGCTACACTGCGGCCAGAGAAAAGTTTAGAAAGATTTTAAGAGGTTTGGATATCTTGCATGATCAAAAGAAGATGAATGTCATCTTGCTTTCGCATGTAGATATTAAAACTTTTAAAGACCCAGAGAGAGAACCTTACGATAGGTATCAATTGAAGTTGCATAACAAGACAGCTTCCATCATTAGAGAATGGGTCGATTTCAATTTCTTTGCGAACCACCAGGTTCGTACTGTGAAAGA